AGTGCTGTGCGGTTCAGTTTTTCTGCGATCAAAGTGAAGTCGTATCCTGCATCTACCATGCTGCACAAAGTTTCCACTTCTTCCTCTGTCCATTTTCGGGGGGGGGGGCACCGAACTGGCCGAGTCTCGATTCCAAGGTCCAGGATCCGGCGCTTGATGGCTCCTTCTGAATGTCTGAGCTCCTGCGCCAGCTCGCTGTATGTATACCGGTTCTTCTCCAGCAGGTACCGGAGCTTGTCGTCCTCTGCTTTTGTCCAGGCTGCGTTGTGTTGGCCATGAAGCTGCAGCTTTTTAAAGTCCGCCTTGCGCTTTTCATCCACCCAGTCCGGCTCTGCTCCGAGCGTGTACTTATCAAATCTCGAAAAGTCCAGCAGACTCTTATTCTTCTCGGCCCACTTCCAGAAGTCCTCGATGTCGATCACTCTGAAGCGGTTCTTCTTTACTCGGTGCCATTTGACTGGCAGTCCGTTCTGGATCAGTCGGTTGGTGGTGTAGCCTCCCATTTGCGCTCCACCGTAAAGGGCGAGCATGAATTGGTTCAGGGAGATCCGGACGTCGCTTTCCAGGTGTGCGCCGCATCCGAGCCGCTGCGCTCTTACGATGATGGCGTTCTCCGATCGGCCGAGAGCCTTGGACAGTCCTTTGATGGAGACCGTGCCCCATTTATCCTGCAGGTAGGCTTCCTCTTTCTCGGTCCACTGCTTCTTCTTCCTGGGTGCATCAACGAGTTTTCTCATAGTCCAGGCACCTCGATTCTTTGAACGCGCGCGCCATCATCTGAGCTGTTTCGCCTTCGTAATTGCCGCACATTCCTTCGTTATCAATATCCGCGTAGACTCTTCTGAAGAAGTCATCAAATCTATTGTTTGTGTAGTCTTTTGCGAATTCCTTCGGAATCTCTAACTGTATGATCATCGTCTCCTGCCTCCCTTCGTGCTCATGTGCGGGTAGTCGCGGTCTGCGTATGCTTCGTATTCTCCTCTTGATATTTGCTTTATTTTTCTAAGAGGTACATGAAAATACTGAGCCATCTTCCTTTTGAAATCTTGAACAGTTCTTGAGATGATGCCGGGGCGATCAGATGAGTATATATCCACAATCGTGGCCGCCCATCCAATTGAGCCATCCCCGCCACATATCTCTGCATCCTTTATCTCTAAGTAAATTCCGAGCGACATGCTTGCGTCTTTCATTTCAGTACCTCCTTCGGATCCGCGAGGCCGAACGTCAGGAGCGCCATGTTGGCTGCTCTTACCTGATGCTCGTAAAGGCTGCCCTGCACCGGGTATTTGACCAGGGCCTCCGGTTCCTTCTCGACTCGCATCTTATCTACGGCTCGCTGTGTTTCATCCAATCGCTGCCTGTAGCTTTCTATGGCCGGTGGCAGTCTCACGATCTTGGAGAGCTTGTCCAGCAGTTCCTTGCTGCAGTCTCCGATCATCATGTTTTTGCGCCGGTCGTACTTCATTGAGTTCCAGGACTTTATGATTGCCATCTGTGTATTGTCCACCTCGATCAGCATGATCTTTCCGTCCTTCATTGCCATTTTCAATCTTCGTCACCTCTTTTCTGCTTCCGATCTGAGCCAGGCACGCACTTGTGAAGCGCTGCTGGTACCCATCCGTCAGCTTGACTTCTATTCTGATTCCCATTGTCCTCACTCTTTCTCTGTGTAGAAGGTGTGCGCTCCGTGTGTGAATAACTTCTGCAGGTTCCTGCTATGCCAGGTGCTTTCGTCGCTGGCCTTTTCAAAGTAGAGGGCTCCTTGGCTTTCATCCCAGTGCTCTACTGTGATCAGCTCCATTGCCTTCATGCAGTCGACATCCGGCTCCACCTTGTCATATCTGCCATTGCTCACCGGTGTAAATGCTCCGTCCTGCATGATCACTTCTTCGATCGTGTCCGGAAACCTTGCATCCCATACTCGATTCAGAACTACCAGCATGACCAGCGCCTTGCCTTCGGTGTCCTCTGATTCAGCTTCGGCCATTGCGATCTTCTCTAGCAGGTAGGCGTCGCTTGCATCAAAGTCCATGCTATGTATCAGCCCTGTCCGCGTTTGCTCCTGGTAGAGCTTCCATTCTGCTTCCTGGTCCTTCTGGTACTGTTCCTGGTAGTCTCTGATCATCTGAGCTTCCTTCTCTGCTTCCTCACGCTCCCGCTGATGGTATGCATCTCTTTCTCGGCTCATCTGTTCATATTCTTCCTGGGTGTACCATTGACCGTTCTCTGCCTGGAATCGGTAGGGCTCATAGTCGTCTGGATCCGGGAGTGGAGCTGCTATGCACCAGGCTCCCATGCCTGCGATAAGTACTCCGATGCAGATTCCTGGCACTGCCTTCCTCAATCTTCGGATGATTCGTTTCCGGCGTTTTCCTCTCTTTATTGTTTTATTGATCTTAGCTCTCATTGCTTTCCGGTGTTCATCCTCTGTCTGATACCTCTGCATCTTACTCACTTCCTTCTTATAAATTCTTTAATTTAGTAGTTGACTTCCGGAGCTGTTTATATTGCTCTCTAGGCTTGGCTGGGCCCGGCAGTCTGTGACAGGTTCTCCATATGGTTGAAGAAGAACCTGTCCGCTGTTTGCTCCCTGAGTATTGTGTGGGGTAGCCGTATAGCTGTTGCCTGCAGTGCGGTCTGTTTCATCGCCGCCATCCGGGTGTATTGCGCACCCACCAGTCCATGCTCCGGATGTTCTCTCTCCTGGTGTTCTCATCTGCCTCCTAGCCGCCATTGTTTTACTTGGGCTCACGCTATCTCTCCCAATTACGACGGTTGGCCGCAGGCTCCGGTTATCCGCCGAGCGGATTTATTGCATCGGCTCCGCCAGACCAGACAGTTTTTATTGAGGTGTCATGCTTCCTCTTGCTTCTTATTCAGTTGTGTGTTTATGCCAGCGCTGCTGCTTTGGCTGTATCGTCAATGGCTTTCTGTGCTTCCATTCCGGCCATGAATGAGTTTGTCATCATTATGACGAGGGTTCTCTTTTCCTCCGGAACGTTCGCGAGGGTTGCTGCCATCTTCTCAGCGTCGCTGAGCTGCTCGGCTGTGTATCTCTTAGCTTTTGCCATGGTGTTTCCTCCTTCCGTTTGGTGCTCTATTTTTGTGCTTCTGGGACTATTATACGTCCTATCCGCACAATCGTCAAGCATTTTTTGTTGATTGTGTGACTTTTTGTTGACGAACGCACTTTTTTGCTGTATAATCATTCATGAAAGGTGGTGAAATCGTGAAAGACCGAATTAGAAAAATCCGGCGCGATCTTGACTTAACTCAGCAGGAGTTTGCTGATCGTATCGGAATAAAAAGAAATACTATCGCTAATTACGAAACTGGAAGAAATGAACCGATCGATTCTGTGGTCTCTCTTATCTGTAGGGAGTTCGGTGTGAACGAAGAATGGCTCCGTGATGGAACCGGCGAGATGTTTGCTCCGGATGCCAGCGATGAATTGGAGGCTCTGGTTAAAAGGTACGATCTTTCCAATGCTGACCAGGTTCTGATTGAAAAATACATAAACCTGAAGGCTGGCTCACGCGAGACGATTATCGACTTCATTACTGATGTCGTGGCTGCTCTTGAAGACCTGGATCCGAATGCGAAGGCTTTTCCTTCGGGTTCTGCTTCGGAGTTGGATATCGATGCGGAAGTGGAGGCATACCGGCAGCAGCTTGAGCTCCAGAAAAAAGCGGCGGCAGGATCATCTCTCTCGAATGGTGGAAACGGAGGAACCAATAAAAAGGAGGCGTAGTCGTGGGATTTTTTGATAGAATTGTTCCGCGGCGATCCGTATCCGTACTGCCTGACGATCGCATTCTTCGGTATAAGATTACCGGAATAAACCCAGGGACCAGGAGAAAAAACACCAGACGTGTTCTCTGTGGTTCCTGGGAGGCGATCTCTGACGTGGAGGCGCGTACTGGTCTGCTCCCTCCGTTTACTTGTGAGTTGGAAATGCCAGAAGTTACTGAGGCTCAGCTTGAGCTTATGGGAAAATTAAACGTTCCTATGCTTGATGGAATGTATCGCGCTGATGCGTCAGCTCTGATCCAGCACGCTCTTGACGAGAAGCCGCTGTTTCCAGACCGGGGCCTGCCGCGGCCAATACTTCAATTTTTAATTGACCACAAATTGCTTTTGTCTTCCTGGTTATCTGTTTCAGATCTGGAGGATGAATTCGTGGAGACTCTCCCCGGATTGCGTGCGTTAATTAAGAAATGCAAATAAAAAAATCGCCCAGTGCTGCGAACACCAGGCGACCTGTTCTTCCTTGCGGAAGCTGCATAATTTGACGTAAATCATCAAATCTTATTTTACAGCCGTTTCCGTAAATCCGCAAGGGTTTATTTTTTATACTCTTTTTTGGGAGGTGGGACGATGAGGTTCTTTTCCTACGGACGAAAATCCGTATTTTCTGATAAATCAGATTCAATCGATAATCAGTTCCGGATGAACCGGGAATACTGCGAGTCGAAGTTTTCCGGCCAGGTGGATTCCTGGCAGCAGTTCTCTGATGAAGACTTCACTGGTGCGAATACGTCCCGGCCGGATCTGCAGCGTATGCTGTCTTTTATAAAGGGCGGTTTCTGCGATGTCCTGGTAGTCTATCAGCTGGATCGTCTTTCCAGGGATGTCCGTGACTTTGCGAATATCTATGCGCTCCTGGAGGAGCATGGCGTGATGTTCATCTCAATAAAGGAAAATATCGACACCACGACGCCGATCGGGCGCGCCATGATGTATGTCACGGTGGTCTTCGCTCAGATGGAGCGTGAAACCATCGCGGCCCGTGTTACGGATAATATGCTGGGCCTTGCTAAAAAGGGATACTGGACTGGCGGTAATCCTCCGGTTGGCTACGTCAGGAAGCATATTGTTGTGAATGGGAAGAAGCACTGCTCCATTGAGGTGGATCCGGACGGGGCTCGCTACGTGACGCAGATCTTTGATACCTTCCTGGCTTATAACTGCAGCTTGCAGGGGATGGAGACGCGATTCAAAAACCAAGGCATCCGGACACAGAGCGGGAAGTTCTTCTCGACCACGCAGCTGCATAAAATGCTGACCATGCCGTATTGCGTCGAGGCGACTCCGGAAGTGTACGACTTCTATGCCGCGAAGGGCTGCATCATGGATCCTGGCTCCCCGCGTGAAATGTGGGACGGATCCGTCGGCGTGATCATCTATGGCCGGTCGACGGAGAAAAACAAAAAGCACCAGGCGCAGCCGCCGGAGAAGTGGACCGTGTGTCTTGGAAAGCACAAACCCTTCATGCCTGCCGAGAAATGGCTCGCGGTGCAGTCCCGGTTTACTCAGAATAAATGCATCAAGGATGCAAAGTGGCCGGTGCCTCTCCTGAAGGGCGTGCTCCGGTGCAAGTGCGGAAACCTGATGCAGGTTTCCAGAAAGAAAAAGGTCGACGGTACCTGTTCTTCCTGGTACTACTGCAGGAAGCGAATGCGGCAGGGCGTGGACGCCTGCGACATGGGGCAGATCAAATGCGATCTGCTGGATGAGAAAGTCCTGGAGCTATTCCGTGGCATCACTGCGGATCCTGCCTTGATTCAGAAATTCGTCAAAGCGGAAGCTCCGGCCGATGTTCCTGATCTGAAGGCCGCGCAGGCTCGCGTGTCTGCCTGTGAGCGTAAGATCGGCCGCCTAGCTGCATCGTTAGCTCTGGCCGAGGATTCCGCTGCATCAAAGTATATCATCGCGGAAATGGAACGCCTGGACGTTGAGCTGGGTGCTCTGAAGCGCGAAACCTCGCTGGCCGAGATGGAAAGCCACCGGGCTGCTGCCAGTGCGAAGGATGCCAAGGCCACGGCTGCGGAAATCGCGAAGCTGATTCATGGCCTGGATGGCTTCGACGACAAAGAAAAAAACGCGATTGCTCGCGCTGTGATTCAGGAGTGTACTTGGGACGGGGAGCGGCTTTTTATTACGCTCTAAACCTCACTATTTCATAATGGTGGGGTTCTGCAAGCTTTGGTATGGATATGCTGACCTGTATCGTTCCTTTTCCGCTTCTGGCTCCATCTTTATATGCTTTCTGTACAGATTCGTCATGGGGATATACCCTGGAACCTTTCGGAAGATCCACAATCTCTCCGCCTCGTTCAGAGATCTGTACCAGACCGCCTTTCCAGTTCTGTGTACCTTTTGCAAGTGTCGGAATGGTTGCGATCGTCGGAGCAAAAGTCTTTCCTCCTACACCTGGCACCCATTTAGGTATATCAATATGGATGCTGTTGATTCTGCTGATCGCTGAGTTGATCAC